GAACTCTCTGACCGCCTCTGCATCTCCGTCGAAGTGTTCAAAGCCTCGCAGGTGGATTCCGCGGCTTTCAGCGTATCCGACAAGTTCAGCCCTGTCGGCGTCGGTGACCGTCGGCAGGTTTTCTCCCCACTCCGTCGGTTCGTCGCCTCTGGCCATCGGGGTTTCGTAGCCGTCTTCCGTCTCCTCTTCGATCTCCTCGATCTCTTCCTGTGTCAGCTCTGTGTCTTCGTCGGCGTACAAGTCCTGCGTCTCCTCGGGCTGTTGCAGCAGGTCCACGAATTCGATCTTGTGGTGGCATCTGCAGTTGGGGTGCGCAGGCGGGTATTCGCTGCCGTTGCTGAACGGTTCATTCCAGAGGACGGTCTCTCCGTTCATCGCTCCGCAGACGTCGCAGACCTTTTCGTCCTCCGCGGTGAGCCAGACCTTCTTCGTGTCCGGCGGGAGGACGCCGTCTTCGACGTTCTGCTGGACCGTCGCATGCCACCCGGCGCTGTAGGCGTAGGCCATCTCCGTCTGCGCGATCAGCGCGGCGCGGCGGCGGTGGACCTTCGCGGCGTAGACGAGCTGCCGTTCGTGTGCCCGCTTCTCGCTGTATCCGTCTTCGATCAGGCTGTCATAGAAGTTCTTGGTGGTCTGCGCCTGCCGCCGGGTCAGTCCGACGCATGGGCGAATGGAGCGGGCGAGTTGGTCGACGGTCATCGTGTTTGTGAGCGCGGCCTGTCGCACCAGCTGATTGATGGCGGTGTACTGCTCAGTCGTTACCTGGCGGATCAGCTGTCCGCCTCGGGTCTCGATGAAGCTGTCGACCTTTGAAAACATCGGGTCGTTGAAGTGGACGCCGTACTCGGTGCGCAGGTCCGTCGCGGCCTGGGCCATGGCGCGTTCGACGCATGGGCGGTAGGCTTCGTTGATGAATCGGCTGTAGTCCTGCTGCCAATCGCGCAGGTAGTCCAGCGAAAGGCTCCCGTCGAGGATGGCTTCGCGGAGTTCCTTGTAGGTGATGGCCTTCGCTTCGTCTCCCCACATCCGGTACAGGAATTCGCCGAGCTCGGGGCTTTCGTAATCGATGAAGGCGGAGAGCCGCGCCAGTATGTCCGTGTCTGCCATCCGCTCTCGCCTCCCCGCGTCCGCCTCGGTATCATTTTCGTGGCGTCACGAAAATGGTCTATCGTCTGCCCAGGCGCTTTCGAGCTTGCATCGCGGCTGCCGCGTCTTCTTCCTGGGATATGTCGTCGGTATCGATGTCCTGTCCCTTTTCCCTGGCGGCGCGGCGGCGTTCGTCGTCCTGGCGCTGCCGCTGATCCTGCTGCTGTTCCCTGCGCATCTGCCGGTCGAATTGTGAATCCTCCAGGCGCTCGGGAAGGTTGGCCACCTGCCGGACGTAGGCTTCGAGGTCTTCGTCCGGGGTGATGATGCCGCAGCCGGTCAGCTCTTTGATGTATGCGCTCAGGTCCTTCAGCTCGGGCGTCTCCACGTCGCCGTGGGTCAGCTCGGGGTATTCCGTGATGCCGTTGAAGTGCTCCGCGTTCAGTCCGATCAGCCGGGGGATCGCCTGGTTGTTGAAAACCTCGCAGATGACGTCGAGGTAGCTCCCCAGCGCCATGCTGAACAGGTGGGTCTTGTCGCTGCTCAGGGCGAAGCTGCCGACCTTCTGGTGCCCCAGCAGGATGAAGTCTGCCATGACCGTCATGGCGATGCGCGTGTCGTATCGCTCGATGATGGCGTTGGTGTCGAACTGCCGGGTGCCGCCGGAGGAGACCAGCTCGAACTCCCAGCCGAAGGGAAGCACCAGGCCCTCCGTCGCGTCGCGGCGGACGTTCCTGACGATCGCCTCCGCCCTGGCCTTGAGCTGCGCGTTCATCGGGTTCCATGGGTCCATGCCCTCGGGGGTGTGCATGACGGGCAGACCGGCGAGGTCGCGCTCGATGCCCATGCCCTCGATCTCTTGAATCCTGCGCTTGAAGTACCAATCCCGGTAGGCGTTCCGGAGGATGGACCGTCCCTCGGGGTTGTTCTTCCTGCTCTTCGTCCGGAAGTGCAGCGCCTTCTCAATGGGGATGGTGCACATCTGGAATCGCGGCGGCGGCATCTGCGTCATGCCGGTCAGGTTGTCGTTGTCGTCGTACTCCCACCTGAAGAGGGTTTCCTGGGAGCGGATGGGGAGCTTTTGCCAGCCGATCAATCCGTCGGTGTATTTGCTCTTCTCCCTCGGGTCCCTGCTGCTGCCGGTCCGGCGCTTGTACACGATTTCGTGGTAGGACCAGCCGAAGGGCAGGAAGGTCAAAATCTCCGAGAGGGTGTCGCTCCATGTGTCCTGCATGTCGTCCATGCAGCTCTGGACGAAGTCGGCGGCTTCGCGGTCCTTATCGGTGTCTCCGCCGGGGCGCACCTCCCAGGTGGCCTGTCGAATGAGCGCCTCGATGGCGTAGAGGATGGCTCCGCAGGTGTCGTCGTTTTCGCTCATCTCTCGGTATATCTCGATGCCGCGCTTGCCCTGCAGTTCGCGCAGGAATTCCTCGGAGAAGATTCCCGCGTATCTGCGCTGACCTATCGCGCCGTATTCTTTCATCGCGCTGGGCATGGGTTGTGTCACCTCCAGTAGCTTTCCCTGTCGTTGCCGTAATCCGGAGGCGGCGCGGACATTGATTCGTTGTCCATGACGGGCCGCATGGCGTAGCGGCAGCTGTCGATGGTGTGGTTGTCTTTGTCGGGAACGTCGGGCAGGAAGTTTCCCTGCCGGTCGCGCGTGTATTCGTACTGCCGGAACTCCCGCGCGATGTTGGGCGTCCGTGCCGGGTCGACGACGATCGCGCCCAGGTTCTGCAGCCAGCGGATCCCGTGCTCGACGCTGCCGGGTCCCTTCTTTACGCCGACGGCGGTCACTCCGCGCTGCCGCAGCTCCGCGATCATCCTCGGGTCTTCGCTGTCGGCGTAAATGGTGCCGCCCTGCGACAGCTCTTTGACCTTCACGGCCAGCGTGTCGGTCAGCGTGTGGCTGCCGTAGTATTCCGCGACGGCGTAGAGCCGCCGGGTCCCTCTGCTGAAGCCCCAGCGCGTGAAGGCGTCCGGGTCCACGGCGAAGCCGAAGTCCAGGCCGTTGTGGAAGGCTTCGAGGGCGTCCAGCTCTTCGTCGGTGATCGTGCGCAGCTCCAGGTTGTCGAAAACCTGACCGCCGGTTCCGGTGATGTTGCCGAGGTATTCGTTCTCGTAGGCGCGGGGGTTCGTCTTTCGCAGCGCCTCCGCGTCGGCGAGGAATTGGTCGCCGAGCCATTCCCTCGGGACGTCGAGGTAGGTCGATTCATGAACCATCCGTCCGTCCGTGGGCTTCATCCCTTCCGCGTTGACCCATGCCTGGGCGCTGCGCGGCGGGTTGTAGCTGTAAAAGGTGACGCCTCTCTCGACGCCTCGGAAGGCCGACTGCTTTATGACGCGGATGTCCTCCATCCCGCGGAACTCGGAGAGCTCTTCAAACCAAAGGTATTTGAAGTAGCCGCGGTCCAGCTTGATGGATTTGCTCTTCATCGGGTCGTCTGCGCCTCTGAACAGGATTCGCTGCCCTGTCGGCGCGTAGATGATTTCGAGCGGCGACCGGTAAAACTTGAAAAGGTGGGAAACGCCGAGGACCGATATCGCCCAGCCCAGCTGCGCGTAGACGGAATCCTTGCATGTGTTGCCGACGCGCCGGTAGGCGATGGCGTTCGCGTCCGGGTCCCGGAGCATCCCCATTATGATCATCAGCGAAATCGCGGAGCTCTTCGCGCTGCCGCGTCCGCCTCGAAGCCAGTATTCCGTGTGGCGGTCCTGCTTGAAGTCGTCGTACAAATCCCAGAAGGCGCGGGACATGTTCCGGTATGTGGATACGCCTCGACCGCTCACGGCTCATCCTCCGTCGGCCTGACGTCGTCGATGATCGGGCGCATGTCCGTCGGGCCGTGCTGCTGCTGTGCCTGCTGGAATTGGACGCGCTCTTTTTCGAGCTTCAGCCGGTCCTTGTCCAGCTGGGTCCGCGCGTCGATGTACCCTCCGTAATCCAGCAGCATCTTGATCGCGTTGAAGTCGCCGTTCATCGCCTTCTGCGCCAGCTGCAACATCGCCAGCAGACGAACGTCGGGCTTCAGCTCCGGGTCCAGCCCCATCTTCGCCAGTGAGGCTTGGGTCTGGGCGGGCAGCGTAGGTATCAATTCGAGCACCATTTTCGCTGTCGCCTTCGTATCCCTTTTTCGTCTCCGGGTCTCCCCCGAGTTGATGCCGCCCTTCCTGGCGTTTTCCCTAACTTCCTCCGGGCTTCTCTGGCTGTTGGGGATGAGGTTGTCGGTTCCATCGTGGCGGGGCATCCTCATCCCCTCCTCTCATGGTGTTTTAACGCATTTTAATTCGCTGTAATGTGCCTGTGTGTCCATCCACGAGGTTTCCGTCTGCATCTCCGCAGCGACGTCAGAACGGCAGGTAAGCCGACGCTCTGGCGGTGGCGTTCTTCTCCCCGCGGACGCGGTTGGCACGGTTCATGGCATAGAAGCTGTTATTGAGCCGCCGGTTCATCGCGGCGGTGCCGTTCTTCAGCTTCGTGCCGCGCCCTCTGCCTCTGCCTCGGGAGTTGCTGCTTCCTGATCCGCTTGCCATTGTCTCTCAAATCCTCCCCTCTGCGTTGATGTCGTCGGTGTCGTCGTCTTCCCAGATGTCGGCTGCCTGGATGGTACGCCATGCCTCCATGCCCTCGATGCGGTGAAACTGATTTCTCGGGGCGTTATGGTTGATGGTCCCGAACTTCGAGGCGATTTCCTGGATGATGGCGGCGTTAAATTCGTAGATGTCCCGTCCACGTTCCACCATGACCTGTTCGATGCTGTTGCTGCTTCGCAGGTTGGCACTGCCGTGGATGGTGAGCGTGTTCCCGTAGGCGGTCTCGATGGCGATGACCTTCGCGTGGTATCCTCCGAAGGCGATCTGTGTCTTGTCGGTTCCGTCGTCGAGTTCCTGGTACATGTATGGGACGAGGCTGTATTTCTCGTGGGAATAAAAATAACCGGATAGGACGATGGTCAGTTTCTCCAGCTCGGGGCAGGCCAGCATTACGTTTTTGAGGCTGTCGATGTTCTCCTGCGAAATGCTCAGGCTGCAAATATAGATTTTCCTGGGGATCATGTTCCTGGTGGTCACGAGCGCTTCGACGATGTCGCCGAAGATGAAGTTGCCCGAGACCCAGGCGAAGGTCCGGGCGTTTTCCCGCAGGTCGATCTGCTGGGCGAATTTCTCCGCGCTCTCGTAGAGCACCTTGTGGGAGATGTCCCGGACGTCGATGCGCGGCTGAAGGATTCGTTTCTGCGCTTTCGATTCGTCGAAGAATCCTCCGCTGGCGGTGTCGAAGATCTGAAAGTCCGAGAGGTCGAAGTCGAGCTCCGCGTCCACGTCGTTCATGTTGATCAGCGGTGCCAGGTGGGCGTCGAAGGCGATCCTGTTTTCCTCTTCCTCGGTGAGCCTCGACGGTTGCTCGTTCTTCTTCCTCTTCCTGCTGTCGGTGTCGGGTGTGGGTATGGGCTTGGGCTTTTTCTCTTCGCCCTTGTACTTGATTTTCTTCTTCGCTGCCATAATGGATGTGTGTCTCCTCTCTCTTTCTCTCGGTTTCTCTTTATACGTTATTACGCTGCTACACACACCATACGGTATATATTATATATTTATAAAAAGCGTTTTGTAATTCTAAACTGTCGCCGTCTGTTCCAGGGCAATAAAAAAGAGCAGCCGCTCTCCGCTCCTCCCCGTGTGCCCTGGTCTTGGGTCGCGGTGTGGAAGACGCGGGAGCGTGAGCTGCCCGGTGAAAGGGGGTGGTGTTGTCGGGGTGGACGTTGAATCCTCTCATGAGGTTGTGGCGATGCGCGATCTCGCCTTCGCGTCTCTCGACAGTCTGAATTGTAGCACAAAATTTCCGAGTCGGCAAGTACCGAACCCTGCCAAAAAACGTCCAGTTTCCTGCCAGTTTCCGTCCACTCGCCTTTTTCGCTGCCGGTTCACTCCATGATTCTGCACATCTTGTCGAGGGCGGTGTCCGATAGGTTCCGCAGGGCGTTTTTGCTGTAAAGCATCTCGAAGCGGTTCTTGTATGCCTCGATCAATTCCCTCCAGAACATTCCGTCGATGAACTTCCGCTCGGCGACGAAACGCTCCCGGTCCGTCAGCCCTTCCAGGGCCGAGTCGACGAGGGTCACGGTGATGCGCTTCTTCGCCAGCTCCCGCTTCTTCGCCCTGATCTGCTTCTCGACCTGGCGGATGTGGTCCGGGGTGTAGCCTGCTGCGAAGAGCGCACCGAGCTTTCCGGTCGGGTCGCTGACGGAGGTGCCGCGGGGCATGTCTGATATGACCTGTGTGATAGAGACGGCGTCGTCGACCATTTCCGTCCGGAGTGCCTCTGCCATTTGTTCCAGCTGCGGGATCTCGTTTTCCAGATATGCGCACCGAGCCCGGTCCTCCCGGTAGCTCTGCAGCATCTGCTTGACGGCTTCTTTCTGCATGGCCTCTCAACGTCACCCGCTTTCTGTCTGTCTGTGTGCTTCGCCGATGTCAGAACGGGAGTTCATCGTCGTCGACCTCGGTGAACTCTCCGGGGTTTCCGGAAGGTTCCGGAGGCGGCGTCGGTCCGGTGTCGCCCGCACCCTGCTGGCGCTGCCCTCCGCTCTCGCCCAGGAA